ACGGCAATCTTAACGCTGTAGATCACATATACCTTGCAGGGAGTTTGTACCACGAGGGTGACACTGACACCCGACTGCTTTTCGGTACGAATACCATCACTTTACAGACCGCAGGCTCTAGTGAGGTCACTGTCAACTCCACAGGTGTACGCTTAGGCGATACAGGCAACGGCTACTTCCAGCCTGTCTCTGGCACCTACGGCTCCATTCAGATTAGTGGCGGTGCGCATGGAACCTATGAAGGTTACAGCATTAATGGTCGTGCCGTGTTTATGCACAATAACGCTAGCACTATGGGTCTGTTTGATGACGTAAATGATGAATGGGCCTTTACATATTCATTCAACGGCGCTGCAGCGTTGTATTACAACGGGACAGCCAAGCTAGCCACACTGAGCAACGGTGTCTCTATCAACGGCAACCTATACACTGATGGCTCTAACGCAGAAGACTATGACGCACTATCAGGTACATCACCAACGTGTAACGTAGACAATGCTGGTGCATTCAGCCTTACGATGTCGGGCAATACCACTTTTACATTCAGCGGTGCAGACAGCGGCTGGTCAATGGGCTTTATCCTACAGGTAACAGGCAACGGCTCAACGCTAACTTGGCCTAGCACAGTGGATTGGGCTGGCGGTACAGCACCTGACGCCCCTGCCAGTGGTGCAAGCAATCTATATGTGTTCTACACGAGAGATGGCGGTAGCAACTGGATCGGCGTACTGTCTTCGGCAGCGTATGCATAAGGAGTAACCTATGGCCTACTCAACTAATCCTTTTTCCGTAGCTGCCTTTGGTGAAAGCTATGAACAGGCTGACATTGCAGTTACCCTTACAGGTGTAGTAGGTACAGGTGCAGTAGGTGATCCTGATATTAGCTCACGTACTACCGTTATTATTGCAGGTGTACAAGCTAATGGTGCAGCAGGTAGTGCAACAGCAGCAGCAGAAGCAGTAGTTGTACCAACAGGTGTATCACTAGCAGGTTCTGCAGGTGCTATTACAGTAGATGGTGGCGTAGGTACTACACCTACTATCACTATGACTACAGCATTTACTGCAAGCCTTGGTGGTATTACAGTAAGTGCAGGGTTTGGCCCCACTATTCAGCCTGTAGGGTTTGGCTTACAGATCATCACTGACTCACTACTAGTAGATGGTGATGAGGTTGTAGTAGAGTCAGATGCTAACATCAGCCTAGCAGGTAAAGGTGTAGGTGGTACAACTGCTAACAACACTGTTACACTAGACTGTCAGGCTGTAGTATTACCTGTAGGAGTACAGGGTACATTCACTGTAGGTGATGAGACTATTGATGCGATACAGTTTGACTATGAGTCAATCAAAGAAAACTACAGCAGAGATCGTACTGCTTACATAGGTGAGTTTAGCACACTAGGTAACACAGCGTATGTACGTGCAGCATAGGAATAATAATAATGTCTCTTAAATGGCCTAACAAAGATCCTGATGAAATACTAGACTATAGTATTGACTGGTCACGATTCCTTAGTGGTGCGACACTTAGTAGTGTTACTTGGTTTGTTGATGACGCTGATGGTGTAAAGACTCAGCTTATACCTAGTGGTCAGCTTGTGAAGGGCATACAGCTTATCTCAGCTACCAATACAAACAAAGTAGCAACTGCACGTTTAGGCTCTGGTGATAATAATATAGAGTATCAATTCTACTGTCGTATAGCCGATACTAATGGGTTAGTAGTAGAACGTAAGGTTCGTTTACGTGTAAGGAATAAATAATGTCATATAACTATTTAGGGCTAGTAAACGAAGTAAATCGCAGACTTAACGAAGTAGAGCTATCAAGTTCTAACTTTGATACAGCTGCAGGTTTCTATAGTTCAGCTAAGGATGCTGTAAATGCCTCACTAAGACATATCAACCATGAAGAATACAACTGGCCTTGGAATCACATCCTAGAAGAAGAGATCCTTACTGCTGGTGTAACACGTTATGATTACCCTAGTGATGCTAAACTGATTGATATGAATAGCTTTCGCATCAAGAGAAATGATGCATTAAGCGTAAGCACTACTAAACTTAAATCAATGGATTATCAAGAATACCTTGACAGCTACGTTGATTATGAGTATAACACTGGTAGCGACTTACAAGATCTTCCCCGTCATGTTTCACGGGCACCAAGCCAAGAGTTTCTCATAATCCCTACCCCAGATAAAGCATATGAAATAGTATATGAGTACTATCGCAATCAAGTATCACTTGAGTTGTATGATGATGTACCTAACGTTCCTATTGAGTTTAAGCATACTATTGTAGACGGTGCTATGTTCTACGCTTATCAGTTCCGCTCTGATACACAGGCATCTCAGATTGCACAGGGTAAGTTTGAATCAGGTATTAAATACATGCGTAGTTTGTACATCAACCGTTATGACTACATACGTTCTACAGTTATTACACGCAACAAACCTAGCCTAAGAGTATCATAATAATGGCTACACAGTGGCAAACATTTCCTATACAGTTTAGCGGGGGTTTAATATCTAACCTTAGCCCTCTGCAGCATGGTATGACAGCCATAGGTTCTGCATCTATTCTACAAAACTTTGAGCCAACGCTAGATGGTGGCTACAAGAAAGTATCAGGCTATCAGAAGTTAGCTGATGCAGCAGTGACAGGTACAGGTGCTGTACAGGGTTTAGCTATTGTACCTGAGTCAGGGGTAGAGAAAGCTATTGCTGTACGTAATGGTATCTACTACGAGATCAATGCCAATGATGCTACACCCGCTTGGGCATCCTTGGGTACAGCACCCGATACTAACATATCTAAAATACGCAAAGAGAACTATACCTTTACTGGTACACAGAAGATTGTGTTTGTTGATGGCATTAACTACCCAGCCTACTATGATGTAACAGCAGGTAGTTTAACATACCTTACAGGTTCTGGTACTGGTAACACAGCGGTTGAGAATGCATCCTTTGCAATACTTTATAAGAGTACACTATTCTTTGCAGTAGATACTGAGTTAGTTTTTACTGCACCCTATGCAGATACAGACTTTAATCCTGCTAACGGTGCAGGGTCTATCAATGTAGCGTCTACCATTACAGGAATGGCAGTATATCGTAATAGCTTAGTTGTATTCTGTACTGATAAGATTGTACAAATAACTGGCTCTAGTGCTGCAGACTTCTCCCTTTCCACGGTTACTGATGACATTGGTTGCTTAGAGCCTGACACAATACAAGAGGTTGGTGGTGACGTTATGTTCCTTGCACCTGATGGTGTCAGAACTCTTAGCTCCACAGAACGTATTGGTGACTTTGGGTTAGATGTTACTTCCAAGAATATACGCCCTACTCTAAATAAACAGAGAGCTACATCTACAAGCTTTGCAAGTTATGTTATTCGTGAGAAGGCACAGTATCGTTTGTTTAGTTACGCCTCTACAGAGAGGGCTAATGTTGCCAAGGGTGTACTAGCTACAAAGTTTATTGACCAGGGTGGGCAAGGCTTTCAGTGGGCTGAGCTTAAAGGTTACAAAGTATATGTATGCGATTCTTTACTCGTAGATGACAATGAGCTTATCTATGCAGCTAACGAAGATGGTTATGTGTATAGGCATGAAGTAGGTTCTAACAGAGACAGCGGTAAGATTGACGCTATCTTTGAGTCAGCCTACATGCCAATTAGTGACCCTCAAGTACGTAAGACTTTCTATAAGTTAGACCTGTACCTTAAACCAGAAGGTGCATTTACTTGTGATGCTAGTATTAAACTAGATAGAAATGATGCTAATATAATACAGCCTGCAGCGTTTACTATAGCTGGTACAGGTGGTGGTGCAGTATTTGGTTCTACAGAGTCTATCTTTGGTACATCTCTGTATAGCAGTCCTAACGATGAGACATATAAGAACAACCTGATAGGATCAGGAAAGACTGTTGCTTTACGTATCGAAGACAATAGTGCCAATGCAAGTTTTACTCTTGATACCGCTATTCTAGAGTTTACTACAGAAGATAGACAGTAAGGATAAAACATGGGTACAGGTTACATACGTACTGATACATCAGACAACATAGCTAACGGTAACGTTATTGATGCTGATGATCTAGACACAGAGTTTAATGCCGTAGAAAGTGCTTTCAATAGCTCTACGGGTCACACGCATGATGGTACGTCTTCTGAGGGCGCTCCTATTACTGTAGTAGGCCCAGCGCAGGATATTGTTGTTACAACTAGTGTAATGCGTCCTAAGACTACTAACGTTATTAGTTTAGGCTCAGACGCAGTGCGCTACAAGGACATCTTCTTAGAAGGTAATGCTGACGTAGACGGCACCATAAACGTACAGGGTGCTACTACACTACAGGCTACCTTAGATGTAACAAGTAACGCTACTATTGGTGGTAACCTCACTGTAACTGGCGATGCTACTATCGCAGGTAACCTTACCTTTGGTGATGCAGCCACGGACACTGTTAGCTTTGCTGCTGATGTAAACTCTAACTTACTACCTGCTGTAGATGATACGTATGACTTAGGTGCTGTAGGTGCTGAGTGGCGTAACCTGTACATTGATGGTACAGCTAACATTGACACGGCTGCAGTAGACACAGCTAATGTAGCTACTTTAAATGTTACAGGTAATGCTGATGTAGACGGTGACCTTACTGTTACAGGTACTATTAATTCATCCATATCGGGTGAGGCAGCAACAGCAGCTAGACTTACAACATCACGTACTATTGCCCTAGGCGGTGATGTATCAGGTGCAGTTAAC